GTGTCTTGTGGCACGGCTTTCAGAAGAAGCAGCAGATATCGAAAGGGAAATGCAAGAGATCTTTCCACCTATCGTTACTGAGAGATACTCAGAGAAGACAGGTAAAAGATTGAAGGATCATGTTGAAGTATTCAATCCAGCTTCACGACAGCAGATTGCTAAACGTCTGATGGAGAAGGGCTGGAAACCTGTGAATCTAACTCCAACTGGTCATCCCATTGTTGACGAAGGTACGTTGAAGAATGTTGACATACCTGAAGCACAAAAGATTGCACGGTATCTTCTGTTACAGAAACGTGTATCACAGGTCAAGTCTTGGATTGATGTTGTTAAAGAAGACAACAAGGTTCATGGACGTGTGATTACACTCAAAGCAATATCTGGAAGAATGGCACACTACAGTCCAAACATGGCACAGGTTCCGGCAGTTTACTCACCTTATGGTAAGGAGTGTCGAGCCGTGTGGACTACAACAGATAGTAGGTACAAACTGTTAGGGTGTGATGCTTCTTCTCTTGAACTGAGATGTCTTGCCCATTACATGGGTGACAAGAAGTTCACTGAAGAAGTTGTTGGTGGTGATATCCACACAGCAAACCAAAAGGCTGCAGGACTTCCTACTAGGGATGCAGCGAAGACTTTCATATATGCTCTGATCTATGGTGCAGGACCAGCCAAGATCGGATCAATCGTTGGTGGTGGATCTAAGGAAGGTAAACTTATCATGGACAAGTTTATGACCAACATGCCAGCCCTGAAGACTTTGCGTGATAAAATCGACAGGGCAGCACAGACAGGTTATATCCGTGGTCTTGATGGCAGACTTCTAAAGGTTCGTCAGCAACATGCCGCAGCCAATCTCCTTCTACAAGGTGCAGGTGCAACCATCTGTAAAGAATGGCTACGTCAGATCACACTACTAGCTGGACGACAGGGCTTTGACTATCGCCTTGTCGCCAGCATCCACGATGAGTATCAGTTTGAAGTTCGATCTGATCAGACTGAAAGGTTTGGTGAGATGACACAGCAAGCAATGAAGCTTACTGAGAAAGAACTGAAAGTCCAGTGTCCTTTGGACAGTGAATATAAAGTTGGAAACAATTGGGCTGAAACTCATTAAAGTTGTTGACACACTGATTTCCTTGTGTCATAATTCACAAACATTGAAACAGCGTCTGAGAACGCACAGAAAGAAAGGAGCATTTAATATGCCAGTACTTAGCGGAAAGGCCCATTGGGCATCTATCTCTTCACCTAACACAACTTTCGAGCCAGTGTTTACCATTGACTTGTCATTGGAAGGTGACCAGCTTGAGCAAGCAAAGAAGCTTGGCTTGAAGATCAAGAATAAGAACGATGACCGTGGTGAGTTCGTTACCATCAAGCGTAAGCTAAAGCGTAAAGATGGTACAGACAACAAGGCACCATCTCTCAAGGATGGTAACAAGCGTGACATCACAGGTACTCTTGTTGGTAACGGTTCTGATGTAAACGTCTTGTTCAAAACCTACGAGTGGGAGTATGCAGGTAACACTGGAATCGGCACTGACCTTCAGGCTGTTCAGGTTGTTAACCTTGTACCTTACGGTGATGACGATGACTTTGATGTTGTGCCGGGTGGCTACAATGCAGAAGACGCTTCCTTTGACGATGACATTCCATTCGGAACATCGGTAGCCTAACAACATCAAACAGGGAGCAGCACATATCGATTGATGGCTGTGGGCTGGATTGCGTTTGGGTGGGTACGCCAGCATTTATTTAACAACGAAGGGAGCATTTCATTATGACAGACTACAATAAAATAATGAGCGATCTTCAGAAAAAACAGGAATGGAGAGATGTTGTGTTTACTGAAGACGATCTTGTAAAACAAGCAAACAAACAATCCGACATGGTAAACAGTCCTGCACATTACAATCAGTCTGGCATTGAGTGTATTGATGCAATAGAAGCTGCACTTGGTCCTGACGGATTCAAATATTATCTTCAGGGTAACATCATGAAATACCTGTGGCGTTATCGTTACAAGAACGGAACTGAAGATTTGAAAAAGGCACAGTGGTACACTAACAGACTTATAGAAAGGGAAACTGATGGCTAGTATAGACACATTAGTAGAAGACATATACAAAACGCTTGAAGCGGAAAACAATATGGCTTCTATGAAGAACAAAGAATCCCTAGAAAAGTTTGGTAGGGAAATGATCTCAGTTGCTCGTAGGGCTTTGTCCGAAGGCACACGAGAAAAAAAGACAACACTTCGTATGTCACAGATTGGCAAACCTGACAGGCAGCTATGGTATGACATGCAGCAGGGTATTGAAGCTGTTGAGATTGATGGTCAAACAAGACTTAAATTTCTGTATGGAGAAATCCTTGAAGCACTTCTTGTTTTGTTGGCAGAAGTTGCTGGTCACGAAGTGACAGAACAGCAGAAGGAAGTTGATGTTCTTGGTGTCAAAGGACACAAGGACGGACGTATCGATGGTGTCTTAACGGACATCAAGTCTGCGTCACCTTATGCTTTCAAGAAGTTTAAGGAAGGCACACTTCACACTGACGATCCGTTTGGTTACATTGCTCAGATCTCTGGCTATGCAGAAGCTGACAATGATAGTCAGGCAGCATTCTTAGCTATTGATAAATCTTCAGCAGAGATTGCTCTAATGAAGATTGAATCAGTACACATGATCAATGCCAGTGAGCGTATCAGTAATGTAAAGAAGATGACTGCTTCTTCTACACCACCAGAAAAATGTTACCAACCAGAACCAGATGGTAAGTCTGGTAACATGAAGCTTGCCATCGGCTGTGTGTTCTGTCCATACAAGTTTAACTGTTGGGCTGACGCAAACAATGGTCAGGGCATTCGTTCATTCAAATACTCTAATGGTGTAAGACATCTTGTACAGGTTAACAAGATTCCAGATGTAGAAGAAGTTATCTATGTCTAAGAGAAAAAGCAAAAGAAGCATTGACCACAAGTACAGGTCAAACTCTGAGTATAACACTGCCCTTGTTCTAATCAAGAACAAAATTGATTTCCAGTATGAGCCAGATCCTATCTCCTACGTTTGGACTGAAGACAAGAAATACATTCCAGACTTTGTGCTCCCCAACGGTATCATACTGGAAGTCAAGGGCAGGTTCATGCTTGAAGACAGAAAGAAACATCTCTTTATCCGCAGCCAACATGGTTCAGATTACGATATCAGGTTTGTGTTTGATAACCCAAACAGGAAACTGTACAAGGGTGGTAAGATGACCTATGCTGACTGGTGCGATAAACACGGATTCAAATTTTGTAAACAAGGAGAAGGTATCCCGAAAGAATGGTTCAATGAGAAAAGAAGACATAGTTCTAATTGACGAAATAATAAATGATAATCCTTCGTCAGAGAAAACACTTTTCCTGTGTGTGATATTACAGGCATTGCTTGACGCTACAAAGCCATCCTATGATGGTGAACCTGACTCTTCTATACACGAAAGAGATAGGGCTGTAGCGTGGTTCTTTGCGTCTGTAGGTGTTACTGCAGAAGACTTTACGGCAGTATGCGACTTCGCTGGTGTGAATCCTGTGTACATGCGAGAGTTCGCATTCAAGGTTCTACGCTCCGGCGAAGTCGAATATGTAAGGAAAAGAATTAACGCAGTTCTTGGTCATTGACTATTGTTTTTCTATCCCATTGGTGATAGAATGGTATCTCGTTTTTTACGCAAAGAAAGGAAGCAACACATGAATAACTATCTACCAACAGACTACCAGAATTTTATTGCCATATCTCGATATGCACGTTGGAAGGAAGACGAGCAGCGTAGGGAAACATGGCCCGAAACAGTCGGCAGATATTTCGATTATATGAAAGAACATCTAAACAAAAAGCACGGCTATGTTCTTACTGACGAGTTGCGTGGGCAACTAGAACAAGCCGTGCTATCCCTTGAAATTATGCCAAGCATGAGATCACTTATGACATCTGGTCCAGCGTTGGCACGTTGTCATGTTGGTGGTTACAATTGTTCTTATCTGCCTGTGGATAATCCACGTGCATTTGACGAAACAATGTATATCCTGATGTGTGGCACAGGTGTAGGCTTCTCCGTTGAACGGCACAACGTAGAAAAGCTTCCTATAGTTAACGAGCACTTTGAGAAAAGTTCTACCACAATTAAGGTAGGTGACAGCAGACCCGGATGGGCAAGGGCTTTGCGTGAACTGATTGCTATGCTCTATGCAGGACACATCCCACAGTTTGATGTATCTGAAGTTCGTCCTGCTGGCGCAAGGCTGAAGACATTTGGTGGACGTGCATCAGGACCAGCACCTTTGTTGGAGTTGTTTGACTTCTGTATTGAAAAGTTCAAGGGTGCGGCAGGACGCAAGCTTTATCCAATCGAATGTCACGACATCATGTGTAAGATTGGCGAAGTTGTAGTTGTAGGTGGTGTACGCCGTTCAGCATTGATCAGTCTTTCCAATCTGAACGATGACCAGATGGCACATGCAAAGTCAGGTATGTGGTGGGAACAGGAAGGTCAACGTGCTTTGGCAAACAACTCTGTGGCATACAAAGAGAAACCACAGATGGGTACATTCATGCGTGAGTGGTTGTCGCTGTACGAATCTAAGTCGGGTGAGCGTGGTATCTTCAACCGTGCATCATCTAAGAAGCAAGCAGCAAAGAATGGTAGACGTGATGCTGATCATGACTTCGGTTGTAATCCTTGTTCTGAAATTATCCTACGTCCTTATCAGTTCTGTAACTTGTCAGAAGTGGTTGTTCGTGAGAATGATACACAGCAAACACTTGAAGAAAAGGTAAGACTTGCTACTATTCTTGGTACGTTCCAAGCAACACTGACAGACTTTAAATATCTTCGCAGTATCTGGAAGAAGAACACGGAAGAAGAACGTCTGCTTGGTGTATCATTGACAGGCATCATGGATAGCAAGCTGTTGTCTGGACGTGATCCAAATTACGGCATGAATATCTCAACAGTTCTTTCAGACCTGAAGGATGTTGCTATAGATACTAACTGCCTTTTGTCAGCAGAACTAGGTATTCCACAGTCAGCAGCTATCACCTGCGTCAAGCCTAGTGGTACAGTATCACAGCTTGTAGACAGTGCTTCTGGTATCCATGCACGTCACAATGATTATTATATTCGTACTGTTCGTGGTGACAACAAAGATCCACTGACACAGTTCTTGATTCAAAGTGGTGTTCCTAATGAGCCAGATGTCATGAAGCCTGACAGCACGACAGTCTTTAGCTTTCCTATGAAGTCACCTACAGGTGCCATCACACGGAATGAGATGACTGCCATTGAACAGCTTGATCTTTGGTTGCTGTATCAAGAGCACTGGTGTGAACACAAGCCTTCCGTGACTATCTCAGTCAAGGAGAATGAATGGATGGAAGTTGGATCTTGGGTCTATCAAAACTTTGACAAGGTTTCTGGAATTAGTTTCCTTCCGTTTAGTGAACACACATATCAGCAAGCACCTTATCAGGATATCGAACCAGATGAATACAACGAATTAAAAATGGTTTATGATACGGTAGCTAACATTGATTGGGCGAAGCTGCAGGAGTTTGAGAAGGAAGACACCACATCAGGTGGACGTGAGTTGGCTTGTACGGCTGGCGTCTGTGAAGTGGTTGACTTGAACGCAGCATAAAGTACGCCACAACGTATAAACTATATTTATCGTTTGTAGCGTATATAATGTAGGGGTGTAACTTAAATGGCTAGAGTATCTGTATCCGTTCAGAAGTGTGTGGGTTCAAATCCCACCACCCCGCTACTAACAAGGAGTTTTATTGACACATGAAAATAGATGTAGTAGACTATGTAGAAACGAAAGACGGTGGTGCTTTGGTCATATTTGAAATGGACGAGGAAACAAGAACTGGTTTGATTTCAGAAGCACTGAAACGAAGACTTACCGAAGGATTGGAGAAGATGGTGGATGAGCAAGAAACAATCGACATCGAAGAATACATTGCCAGTTTGGACTTGGAAAAGGACTGACGACTACATTCAGTTCAATCCACCACGCAATCACCCTAGCTATGACGAATGGGTTAAATTAAAGAAAGGAAAATCAAAATGAAAATTAGGTTTGATACAAACACAAAGGATGTTGCAGCAGCAGCGGCTGCTTTCAGTTCTCTACATCAATATTGCCCCGACATAATGGTAAGTAAAACACAGTGGGCAGAAGGCTGTGTTAATATCTGTGGTGAAATTGATTCGTCTAATATGTCAACACTTGAAGCTGCGTTACCAGAAGGTACATTCAACGAAGATGTGGACAAGCTATGAGAAAACAAATGCTAGAAGCACTAATAAAACACGCACAGGGTAATGTGGCACTGCACACAGCAAACATAGAAGTATACTTAAAGAACCCTGCAGGTATTGGTGAACACTCTGACATCATGGAAGCAATACAAGGTGAACTAGACAAGATGGCTGTCCATGAAGATAGGCTTGATCTTCTTCTAAATTATTTTAACGAGTCATAAATGGTTGAAATAAAATTAGATCCAACAGAAAAAAGAATTGCTTATCTCGTGGCAAAGAAAGTTACAGATGAGAATAAAAGTTTCGGCAACGCACAACGTGTAGATAAAAAAGTTTCTCAGCTTGAAGCAGACTACGAAGCTTTTATGGCAGAAATGGCTGTGTGTAAATATTTGGATGTATATCCCAAATATCTGTTTAGAGATTTTGTACCTTCTATTGCAGCAGGTACGGATGTTGGTGATATAAACTACAAAAACATAGCCATTGATGTAAAGCATACAAGGTACAAGACAGGAAGATTGATTGCTTACAAAAAGAATCCAAGAGTAGATCTCCTTATTCTTGTTACTGGTTCGGGTGGTGAATACACTATTGTTGGCGGTATGCAAGCAAAGGATTTCTATGTCAAAGAAAGATTTACAAAGCCTAAAAACTTTGCCAAGGCTTGCTTTGTTGCAGATCAAAAAGAATTAACACCTGTCGATAAAATAATTCTTGACATGGTTGCTTAGTTGTAGTAAAATACACATGTCTTTGAATTGAAAGGAGTTGTCAGTTGTTTAACAAACGTCCAGTTATTTATATTGGTTATGATGCAAGGGAGAGTAATGCTTATGAAGTACTACGTGATTCAATCTTGGAATACAATACAAAGTTTGACATCATCCCACTGGTTCAACCCGCTCTTCGTAGAGCAGGTCTGTATCGGCGTTCTGCTAGGCTTGACAGCATTGACGGCAAACGTGTAATGGTTGACACCTTCGATGGAAGGCCATTCAGCACAGAGTTTACATTCACAAGGTTTTTGATTCCTGCCCTGAACCAGTATGATGGACTTGCTCTTTTCATGGATTCGGACATGCTTGTTAAATCAGACATCGAAGAAGTGTTTGATACTTACGGTAGCAACAAAGACATAGCAGTACATTGTGTTAAACACAACTACAATCCTTCCGCTGCCACAAAGATGGACGGACAGATCCAGCAAAGATACAATCGTAAGAACTGGTCTAGCTTCATGCTATTCAACTGTGGACACGAAGGAAACCACAGACTTACAGTGGACGATGCAAACATTAGGTCTGGTTCTTGGTTACACGGAATGTCTTGGTTGGAAGACGAAGAAATTGGTGGCATTCCAGAAGAGTGGAACTGGCTTGATGGTTGGTCAGATGAAACAATCACACCAAAAAATGTTCACTTTACGACAGGTGGTCCGTGGTTTAAGGAATGGGAACCTAAACGTCAGATCGATGCAGAGTATGCAGGTGACTGGCATGTAAGGGCAAATAAGATTTTTTATGATTCAGCTTTAGGAGATGTATTTTAATGTATACTTTTGTAACATCATTTAGCAAAGACGGATTTGATTCCTATGCTAAGAACATGCTTGAGAGCGTGGTAGATAAATGGAACCCACAGTATTTCAAACTGATTGCTTATTATCATGACTTTGATATCGAATCTGTTGACGCTCCCAAGAGCAGTGTAATTGAATACAGAAACCTAAACGATGTTGAAGAGATGGTTCAGTACCGTGAGCGTATGAAAATACATGATGGTACTGAAGGCGGGAAGATGCAGTACAACTGGCGTCTTGATGCAATCAAGTGGTGTCATAAAGTATATGCCATGACTGAGTTGGCTTTTGAAATGATGGAAGCTGATCAAAAATTTATCGAAGGCGGCGGTGTTCCCTTTGAAGATAACTGGATGATCTGGCTTGATGCAGACACAGTTACAACCAAACGTCTTGATGTAGCTAAAATTAAAGAATGGTTGCCTAGTAAGGCAGACCTTACATATCTAGGAAGAAAGGATGCAGACTACAGTGAAACAAGTTTTATGGGCTTCAATCTGGCTTGCCATAATACTTGCAGCTTGCTTGCCGATCTTCGGGGTTGTTACACTATTGGAGAAGTTGTAGCATACCGTGAATGGCATGATGGATTTATCTTTGAGCGGCTGCTTAATATTTACAAGGCACATGGATTGGTAACAAACAATCTATCTGAAAATGCAAAAGGTCTTGCTGCCTTTGCACAGTCACCACTGTCAGAATACTTTACACATTACAAAGGCAATCTGAAAAAGAATATTAATCAGGTTGCTCCTGATGTCAATGCTGCACGATACAAGCAGCTTATCAAGATGGTTGACTTCTACAAGCCAAAGACAATCGTGGAAACAGGAACGTGGAATGGTGGACGTGCTATTCAGATGGCTGTTGCTGCGCTGCAACACCATGACAAAGTTCATTACGTTGGCTTTGATTTGTTTGAAGATGCAACAGTTGAATCTGATCAGTATGAAATGAACACAAAAGCCCACAACACTGTAGAAGCTATTAACAACCGTCTAAAAGAATTTGCAGTAAAGATGTTTGACGAAGGTAAAACATTTACCTATGAATTACACAAGGGCGATAGCAAAGTTACCGTGCCATCATGTAAGGCTGTGCAGAATGCAGACTTTGCTTACATCGATGGTGGACATTCATACGAAACAGTTAAACAAGACTATGAGAATTTGAAACACATTCCTGTTCTGGTATTCGATGACTTCTTCTCAGAAGACCAGAACAAAAAACTACCACACGAAGATAATCTTGGTGTGAACAAACTAACAAAGGAGATTGAAGCATATGCCAAGTTGGTCCTTCCTTCGTCTGATCCTGTTTTGGGAGGTGGTATTACTCACCTTGTTTTTGTAGCAACTCAGAAGGGTGTAGCAAAACTACCAGACGAACTGACACGTGTACCCATTGTGGTCACACCAAAAGATTCCAGACCTAAAGAAGAAATCATTGATAATGTAAAACAGAATAAGAAACTTATTAAAGACTTTGACTGGATCAAAACAAGTAAAGTAAATACAGAAACAGCAATCATTGTTTCTGGTGGTCATAGCATAGACTTTGACCTACTGAAAAAACGTATCAAGGAAACAAACTGTAAAGTGTTTTGTGTTAAGCACAGCTATCCCAAGTTATTGGAACACGGCATCAAGCCTTTCTCCTGTGTTATCCTTGATCCAAGACCTATTGAGGGAACTAGCACACACGGAGTTGTTAGAAAAGATTTGTTTAAAAAGGTAGACAAGAAAACTATTTTCCTTGTTGCTTCTATGACTGATCCTTCTGTAACAAAATATTTGCTATCTAAGAAAGCAAATGTAAAAGGTTGGCAAGCATACTCAGATGCGTTGCGTGACATGTCTGTAAAGGAAAAGATTGTGGTAGATAAAGAAACAGGTATTGAAGAAGGATCTACCCTGATTACAGGCGGCACCTGTGCAGCCATGCGTACCATTGCTATCGCACATACTCTTGGCTTTAGAAACTTTGAACTGTTTGGTTTTGACTGCTCGATTGAAGGTGAGATGACAGAAGAAAAGAAACGTCAGACAACTGAAACAGAGCCAGACAAGAACAAGTACATGCAGGTTGAACTTGGTGGAGAAAAGTTCTGGACTACAGGAGAACTTCTTGCAATGGCACAGGACTGTGAAAAGCTTTTCGATAATATGGAAATGGATATGGGTATCAACTTCTATGGAGAAGATACTCTGGCAGCAGCCGTATGGAAACTGTCCAAGCGTGGACAAGAGAAGCACTATTCGGAGTTGCTGAATGCCGCTTAATGAACGCAAGGAAAAGTTCTGCCAAAACTATATTCTGCATCAGAACGCATCTCGTGCTGCCAAAGATGCAGGGTATAGTGAAGCATCAGCACACAACCAAGGTTACAGGTTGTTGCAGGATCCACGTATCCTAGAAAGAATAGAAGAACTAAAGGCAGGAATCACAACTGACATTGATGTGATTGACGAGATAGAGAAGCAGTATGAAGTTGCTAGGAATGCTGGCAATGGAACTACTGCCCTAAAAGCACTAGAGTTGCTATCACGTGTTCGTGGTAACAACTCTGATGCAGAAGACATGACGCCTGAATCTATGGAAAAAGAAATTGTATTTACAATGCAGACGTTAGGTTTTGAAAAGATATTTTCTTTGGTTGAAGAAGCTTTCCCTGAACAGTTCGGGGATTATACAGAAGACTTTGATGTACTAGCTGAGTCAGAAGAAGACTTAGCCTTTCTTCCCGAAGAACTTGGTGGCACTACGGACACCGAAACTGGCAGCGACTATGACGCCTAGTGTGTACTGATACCAGTCAGGCATTCCCGCAAGGGCGGCAAATCCATCGTCTACAATCTTCCTTCCCCACTCACCACAGAATGATAGCACCAATGGCGCAGAAAAAATAATAACAAGCCATTCATCTTTCCAAGATGATGCCGAAGCATCAGCCATCTTCAGATCCCAATCAATTTCACCAGTGGCTTTTTTCTGCATGACCATTGCTTCAGCTTGTGCTTTAGCAACTTTGGTTGCAGACTGTGCTTTCTTTTCTTCTACCTTACCACTTAACCAAGTACCTGCGAGATTAGCTACTGGTCCTATTAATGCTGTCAACATATTTATTACCTCTGACTATTCTGTTTAATTCTTTAATGCGTTCTTTTAAAGATGCAACACGTTCTTCCATTTGATTTACATTAATGTAATCACGAACATCTTCCTGTTGAACACCCTTTGCTATAACTATTGTAATCATGCTGGCGGTATCTCATTCTTAATTAACAAACCCTGCCATGATGCAGATATAGGATTGTTAGTACTTCCTATACTAACACCACGTGCTTCAATATCAGTTTTTTCTGGTATCCTTAAAGGATAATTAAACTTATCAATAAAGGTATTAGACTGTAATACAATTCTAAGTTGTTCACGAAATACATTTGTTCCAAAGTTACGTAA